CGACGAGCTGTCGAAGCTGCTAGCCGGAAAGACCGAGGGGCTGACCGATCCGGACGAGATTCCCGAGGTGCCAGCAGACCCGGTTGCCAAACCCGGCGACGTCTGGCTGCTCGGTAAGCACCGCCTCGTCTGCGGTGACAGCACCGACGCCGACACCGTCGCCAAAGCTCTGAACGGGGTCACCCCGCATCTGATGGTCACTGACCCACCTTATGGTGTGGAATATGACCCTGCATGGCGCGAGAAGGCTGGCGTCGCCGCCTCGGGTTCTGCCAAGGGCAAAGTGCTCAACGACGACAAGGCCGACTGGCGCGAGGCCTGGGCTTTGTTCCCGGGTGAGGTCGCCTATGTTTGGCACGCCGGACTGTTTGCCGGTGTTGTCGGCGACAGCTTGGCTGCCTGCGACTTCCATCTCCGTTCCCAGATCATCTGGGACAAGGGCCAGCTAGTTTTGTCCCGCGGTGACTATCATTGGGAGCATGAGCCTTGCTGGTATGCCGTCAAAAAGGGCGCGAAAGGCCACTGGTCGGGCGACCGTAAGCAGACCACGATCTGGCATATTCCCAAGCCCAAGAAGAACGAGACGGGACACGGCACCCAGAAGCCGGTCGAATGCATGAAGCGCCCGATCGAGAACAATTCCAGTCCCGGTCAGGCGGTCTACGAGCCGTTCTCAGGCTCGGGCAGCACCATCATTGCTGGCGAAATGACCGGCCGCTCGATCCATGCGATCGAGCTGAACCCTGCCTATATCGATGTCGCTATCAAGCGCTGGCAGGATTTCACCGGCAGCGCCGCGACGCTGGAAGCTGATGGCAGGAGCTTTGAGGAAGTCTCAGCTCAGGTCAGCAACGGTGCTGGCGCCAATACCGATCCCACCGCAGTGCCCAGCCACCCCTGACCATCGCGCAGGACAGATCGCCGGATCTGGGTGACACGCACCAGGCTGCAGTCCTCGAACCACCAGCACTGCCTTCCGACCGGCAGCGCAGAGCCGGACCGCTCACCAGGATATGTCCTTCGGGGGAAACACCAACTGGGCGTCCGATCAGGTCGACCAGCGCATCTCGGGCCTGTTCCGCCGAGGCGTCAGGGCATGGTTGTCCCGGGCGGCAGGTGCCGTCCATCTCGCGCGCCGCGATGCCGGACAGACGGATACGCGGGCCTTCGGCGCACCAGATCGGCCCGTCGCCGTCCCACACCCGGGTGGGCGTACAGGTGAAAGTCTCGCCCGAGGGGGCAACAGCAGCGGCAGCAAAGAGCAGAAAACTGAAAATCGTCATGACCCTGGTGTGGGTGGTGGGAGCAGGCTGGTCACGACGCATAGTTGAAGGACCGCCCAAGTGAAACCCGGCACCAAGCCCAAACCAACCCATCTCAAGCTGATCGAGGGCAACCGCGGCAAGCGGCCGCTTAATCGCAAAGAGGCAAAAACCATCCCGGCGCTGCCGGCACCGCCGCCCCATCTTACCGCTGACGCGCTCGAAGAGTGGAACCGGGTCGCGCACTGGCTGCACCGGGTTGGGCTGTTGTCCGAGGTCGATCGGGCTGCGCTCGCTGCCTATGCCCAGGCCTATGGCCGCTGGGTTCAGGCCGAGCGCGCGATCGCGAAGATGGCCGAGAAGGACCAGCTGACCGGCGGCCTGATGATCAAGACATCGAACGGCAACGCCATCCAGAACCCGCTCGTCGGCACCGCCAACAAGGCGGCCGCAGACATGATGCGTTACGCTGCAGAATTCGGGATGACGCCCAGTGCCAGAAGCAGGATCTCAGCGGAAACGTCGACGCAAGACACCGATCCCGCCGACCGCTTCTTCGGTTAATCGGACGACAGGTGGGTGAGCCAAAAACGGTGATTATTTGAGTTCAAGCTGCCTGATTTGGTTGACCAGACTTGCCAAGTTGCTTGCGATTTCCCGCATTTTTTCCTCGCCCAATATGATCCGCCGTTCGATCAGGGGATGAACGAGGCCTGCATTATCGAACTGTATCTGGACCGATCCATCTTCCAGAACGAGTGCATCAGTCGTTGCGTGGGCAAGTTCGCTGCGGAGTTCCGAGAAGGGCTGGAACTGATTCATCCTTTCAATGATCCGCGCAGGGTTTTTGAATAGTTCCGGGCCCTTGCGCGCCAAGTCACGGATTTCGTCTAACCTGTTTCCAAGCAGGACGAGCGCCGGGCGGCTTTTTCCCGAAGGTGCTGGTGCAAGGACCGCAATCGTCTGTGCCGCCCATCGTTCGACCTGTGCGCAACGTTCGATCAGTTTGCTTCGGAAGACATGAGCGGACTGAAGCGCTTTCTCGCGGTTAGCCGGTTCAGGCGGCAGTAAATCTCGGGGCATGTCATTCATGCCGCAAGTGTAGCGACTATTTGTTAATCATCGGTGGAGCGGAAACGTCGGAGACATCACTCAGTATTGGGAGTTTGGGCCGACATGATGCGTTACGCCGCAGAATTCGGGGTGACGCCCAGTGCCAGAAGCAGGATCTCGGCGGAAACGTCGTCGCAAGATGCCGACCCCGCCGACCGCTTCCTCGGCTGATCGGACGACCGATTACGCCCGTGCCATCATTGCTGGCGAGATTGTTGCAGGGCCCCATGTCCGTAATGCCTGTCGTCGCCACCTCGATGACCTGAAACGCTCGGACGGCGTCCGGTTTGACCTGGACGCTGCAACCCACGCCTTCGGGTTTTTCGAGGAGGTGCTCAAACTCTCCGAAGGCCAGTTCGAGGGCCAGCCCTTCCGGCTGGAGCCGAGCCAGGCCTTCATCATCGGCAGCCTGTTCGGCTGGAAACGGGCAGATGGCCGCAGGCGGTTTCGCCGGGCGTACATCGAACAGGGCAAAGGCAACGGCAAATCCCCAGTCGCGGGCGGGATTGGCCTCTTCGGCATGACCGCTGCCGGGGAAGCTGGCGCACAGATCTATGCCGCTGCCGCCAAGCGCGAACAGGCCGGCATTCTCTTCGCCGACGCGGTGAAAATGGTCCGCCAGTCACCGGCATTGGCGCGGCGGCTGGAATTCTCCGGCGGTCCGGGGCGTGAATTCAACATCGCGCACCATGGATCGGGGTCCTTCTTCCGGCCCGTGTCGCGCGACACCGGCAAAACCGGGTCGGGTCCGCGGCCCTATTTCGTGCTGGCCGACGAGATCCACGAACTGCCCGACCGCTCGATCATCGAGATGTTGGAGCGTGGCTTCAAGTTCCGGCGCGAGCCGCTGCTGTTCATGATCACCAACTCGGGCTCCGACCGCAATTCGGTGGCGTGGGAAGAACATGAGCATGCGGTCAAGGTCGCGGCCGGCAACATCGACGCGCTGACCGACCCGACCTATCTCGGCGAAGTCCTCGACGACACTACGTTCAGCTATGTCTGCGCGCTCGATGACGGCGATGATCCGCTCAATGATCCAGCCTGCTGGATCAAGGCCAATCCGCTGCTCGGCATCACGATTACGGAAGAATATCTCACAGAGGTCGTTGCCCAGGCCCGGTCTATTCCGGGGCAACTGAACGGCATCCTGCGCTTGCATTTCTGTGTCTGGACCGACGCCGAGACTGCCTGGATGACCCGGGCGACGCTCGAACCGCTGCTGGCCGATTTCGAGCCTAAGCCCGGCACCAAGGTCTGGCTCGGGCTCGATCTTAGCCAGAACCGCGACATTACCGCCTTGGCCGCCGTGCAGCGGACCGGCGAGAAGGACGGCAAGCCCTGCTTCGATGCCTGGGTCGAGACCTGGACGCCGGGTGACACGCTGCAGGCACGCACCCTGCGCGACAAGCAGCCCTATGACGTCTGGGTGGCGCAAGGATTCCTGCAGGCGCCGCAGGGCGAGAACATCAATTTCCGGCACGTTGCCCAGGCACTGGCCGAATATGACCGCGATTACGACGTCCAGATGGTCGCCTACGATCGTTATGCGTTCCGGCGGCTGGAAGAGGACATCGCCGAACTCGGCCTCAATCTCGAGTTTGTCGAGCACCCGCAGGGCGGCACCAAGCGCGGCAAGCCGACCGATGCCATGAAACTGGCGGCCAAAAGCCAGGACCGCGAGCCGCAGGGCCTGTGGATGCCGGGCTCGGTCCGCCAGCTTGAAGAGATGATGCTCGAAGGCCGGATCCGGCTGCGGCGCAATCCGGTGCTGATCTCCGCGATCATGTCGGCGGTCATCGAGACCGACCGCTGGGACAATTACTGGCTCTCCAAGCAGAGGGCGCTGAACAAGATCGACGCAGCCGTTGCGCTGTGCATGGCGGTAGGAGCGGCGATGTCCAGTGACACCGGCGGCACGATCGACGACTGGCTGAAGAGCCTCGCCGCGTGAACCTGCTGCAAAAAGCGGTCAGCTACCTGGCCCGCTCGATCGGCCTCACCGACCCGTTTCTCTACCGGGAAATGGGCGCGCGCCCGAGCGCCAGCGGCGAGATCGTCAGCACCACCTCGGTTCTCGGCCTCGCCGCGGCCTGGGCCTGCGTCAACCTGCTGGCCGGCACGATCGCTTCGCTACCGCTGGTAGTTTATCGCACCAAGAATGGTGCCCGCACGGTCGCGGACGATCACCCGCTCTACCGGATCCTGCACGACAGCCCGAACGCGGACCAGACGGCCCTCGATTTCTGGGAGTTCATCTGTGCCAGCGTCGAGCTGCACGGCAATGCCTATGCCGAGGTGATCCGGGCCGGGAACGGCCGGGTGATTGCGCTCGGTGTCCCGGTCGCGCCCGAACTGGTGACGGTGCGCCGCCGCGATGATGGCGCGCTCGAATATGAATGGGTCGACAAGGGCATCCGCCACATCGCCCGCCAGGAACAGATCCTTCACATCCGGGGCTTCGGCGGCAATCCGCTCGGCGGCCTCTCGACGCTCAGCGCCGGACGGCAGACATTCGGGCTGGCGCAGGCAATCGAGCGGGCCTCGGGTGACACGTTCCGCAACGGGGTGCGCCCGTCGGGCCTGCTGAAAACGGCCGACACGCTCAATATCGAGCAGCGCAAACAGGCCGAGGAACTGCTGCAGGAGAAATTTGCCGGCGCGATCAATGCCGGACGGCCGATGCTGCTCGACCGCGGCATGGACTGGGTCCAGCTTTCGATCAGCCCGGAAGATGCCCAGATGCTGCAGAGCCGGTCCTTCTCGGTCGAGGAGGTGTGCCGGTTCTTCGGCGTGCCGCCGTTCATGGTCGGCCACACCGAGAAAACCACCAGCTGGGGCACCGGGCTCGAGCAGCAGACGCTGGGATTCCAGAAGTTCACGCTGCGCCGGCGCCTCAAACGGATCGAGCAGGCCCTGGAAAAGCAGTTGCTGTCGGTCGCTGACCGGCTGGCCGGCATCACCATCGAGTTCAACCTGGAAGGTCTGCTGCGCGGTGACAGTGCCGCGCGCGCCTCTTTCTACCAGCAGATGCTCACCAACGGCGTCATGACCATCAACGAGGTCCGGGCTCTCGAGAACCTGCCGCCGGTCGAAGGCGGCGATGTGCCCCGCATGCAGATGCAGAATGTCCCCATCACGCAGGCTGGCCAGGTCCAGCTGCCACAGCCGGGATCACCGCCACCGGGAGGTGCAAATTGAATCAACTGGATTTCACGCTCGACGCCAAGGCGCTCGGCGATGACGGCCATATCGAGGGTCTGGCTGCCGGTTACGGCAATGTCGACTTCGGTGGTGACGTGATCCTACCCGGTGCGATCGCGGCCTCGATTGCCGGTCGCAAGTCCGTGCCGATGCTCATGTACCATGACCAGAAGCGCCCGGCCGGGGTTTGGACCGACTTTCAGGAAACCAGCGATGGCCTGCTCGTCAAAGGTCGCTTCTCGATGTCGACCACCACAGGTCGCGAGGCCCATGGCCTGGTCAAGGACGGGGCGATCGGCGGCCTGTCGATCGGCTATCGTACGATCCGCGACCGCGTCGTCGGCAAGGCCCGTCACCTGGTCGAAGTCGCGCTCCACGAGGTCAGTCTCGTCACCATTCCCATGAACGAAAAGGCGCTGATCACCAGCGTCAAATCGCTCATCGCGGCCGGCCAGCTGCCGAGCCTCTCCCAATTTGAGGATTTCCTGCGCGAGGCAGGGTTCTCGAAAAGCCAGGCCACCGCGATCGCGGGCAAGGGCCTGGCTTCGCTGCTCCGGAGTGAGTCCGGCAGTCACCCCGCTGATTTCATCGCAGCGCTCGCCGCGCAGGTTCGCGGCTGAACTCCCCTTTCCATCACGGAGCATCACATGACTGAACCCAAGACCGCCGAGCAGCTTGCCGGCGAAGTGAAAGCCGCGTTCGACGCCAAGGTCGACCAGGTCAAAGCCATTGCCGATGAGGCACTCGGCAAGGCCGCCAAGGGCGAGGACCTGTCCGCTTCCACCAAGCAGCTGGCGGACGAAGCCATGGTCGGCATGAACGAGGCCAAGGCCCGGCTCGACGAGCTGGAGCAGAAGCTGGCCCGCAAGGGACCGGATGACCAGGCCCGCCACCATTCGGTCGGCGAACAGGTCATGGCGTCGGAGGAGATCAA